TTACCTGTAAACATTTACCCTCACGAAAGAATAGCGGCTTTACCCAAAACACAATGACGCGCGTTTGATATACCAAACGTTACCTCATCTGACGACATATCGCCAATATCTTTTGCGGAGGTATTGCTGTAGTTAAAGAACCAGCACTCAACTCCACGACGACGACTAGACTCCAGCATATGCATTGCTCCAGCACACCCTGCTGTGTCTATGCTTGGATTATCAAAAGCAATGATGAGAGAATCTGCTGAGCACAATAACTCAAGTTGTGCCGGACTTAAATGCGCCCCGTAGCAAGCCACTGCTCCCTTAAATCCTAATGAGTCGAGGCGTACGGCGTCTAGTGGGCTTTCTACCAGAATCATCTGCCCACCATTCCAAGCGTCTATGCCAAACAACGTAGAACTTTTTTGAACACCGGTAGGGCGGTTTTTAAAGTGACGGCTTAACTGTCCTTTTTCTTGCCAACCAATTAGTTTTTTAGTATCTGGATTACGAATAGGAAGAATCCAAGAATTAAGATCCTTATCCCAACGAACCCCGTACTTAAGTGCCGAAGGAATAGATATGTCTCTAGCTTTTAATGCCCAGTCTGGTGGGTCTACATACAAAGCTAAGCGTGCTTCGCTCATTTCTACTGGTTTAGGTATAGAGATGTAGGAGTCACGTACCTCTGACATTTGCTTAGAGATTAACTCTAAATCAACCTCTGAGTTGGTGCGTAGCCAATGTTTTGCAGCATCAAGGTCTAAACGACCCCAATCTGTAAGAAACTCTAGTTGTTCTGCAATAAGGGTAAGGATGTTGCCTTTGTAGTTACAGGAAAAACAATGATGCACACCTGTGTCAATGTTGATTGACCAAGAAGGGTTTTCATCTTTACGACCTGTACGTAACTCGTGACCTGGACACAAAGCAATACGCTCTGATCCACGTTCGCGTTCTACATAAACATCTAATTTAAGTAGTACTTGATCTACTTCACCGTCTTTAAAAATCATTAGTATACCTTTTCCTTGCGCATACGTGAACGTATAGATTCCCGTTGACGAGGAGTTGTTCCTCCCCAAATGCCATCAAGACTTGGGTGGCGCACAGCGTATTCTAAACAAGGAATACTAACCTCACAGCTTGCACAAATAGCTTTTGCATTAACAAGTCCTGCACGATCTGCGTTATTTGGAAAAAAGATATCCGCATCAACTTTTAAGCAAGCTTGCTTTCCCTCAAAATTTGGACCAAAGTCCATGTTCCCCTCCTAGTATTCTTGAAACTTTCCGTTTTCCCAATCCCAAAGTAGTTCTACTTCAACTTTTCCGCAGTTACGACTTGCTTCAATTCTAAATAACCGAGAAGAATCGTCTTCGGCATCTTGCCGTTCAAGAGCCAAAATAACATCCGCATCTTGGAAGAACGATGAAGAGTAGCCAATAGATGAAGCCGAAACACGGCCGCCTTTCATCTTTGACTCCAATACCTGAGTGGTAACTACAATTGGCTTTTGCACTTTCTGAGCAAGGCGCTTAAGCCCACGAGTGATATTAGTCAAAGCAAGAAATGAAATTCCTAACTCTCCCGTAACCTCATCAGTCATTAGGTACACACCGTCAACGAACACTACGTCAGGCTGTAGTTTTTCAATCTTAGCCTGTAGTCCTGACAAAGTTCCAGAAGCAACACCATCTGTAAGATAAAAATTGTGCATTGTTTCCATCCTCTTAAGTGACTTTGCATAACGAACTTCTTCATCAGTCTTAAGAGCACCACGCGTTAACCGGGCATGAGAAATGTTTGCACGCATTGCATCGTGACGAGTTTGCTGTTCACGACTACTCATCTCAAAAGATTGAAACATAGGTACAAACCCATCTTCATGCAGGTTAACTGCAGTCTGTAAAGCAATTACAGACTTACCCGTTTTAGGTGGAGCAATGATTACAATAATTTGTCCCGGTTGTAATCCTGCAGTTGCTTGGTCAATCAAAGAGAATCCGGTAGCCATACCAATCAAACCATTAGGCCTGGTCTTTACAGCTTCATACTCATCAAAACGAGACATAGGGTTTTTACTTAGGTCAATGTCGTGAGACTGACCTACGCCCTCGTCCATAATCTTAGCAATGCCGGCTGACATTGATTCGATAGCAGTTAGGTGATCGCCAGACGAGATAGCGTCAGCAGCATCTTGCACTATCTCAATTGCTTTTTGACGACGACGATACTCAACAAGTTGGTCAAGAAGGTACTCAACAGAATCTTCTACGTTAAGTAATCGATATGTTGGAAAGTTATCTTTAACAGTTACTGCAGTAGGTACTTCGCTGTACTTTGAAAAGTGTTGGCGAATAAATTTCCAGACAGCACGATTTTCATCTACGTAGAACCAGTCGTCTTGCAGTCCATATTCAAGAATAGGTGCAATGTCGCGTGTGCGAATAGCCCGGCTAATTAACCGTACTTCATTATCAGCAGCCATTAAACCCTCCCAAGGTCAAAGTACCTACTACCGTATCTCAGTGCGCGAGTCGGTATATCAATAACACATAGTAGTTCATTCCTGTAAGGAAGTTCTGCAACCAAATCTGCAACAACTCTATGTGCTTTAGCATATCTAAACGGATTGGTACCCAAGTTGTCAAGATCTTCCATGATCTCGTCCATCTCTTTTTGTGAATACCCAAAACCTACTAGCTCAAGCGTTAAACCATTATCATTTGAATAACGCCAAAACCTAGACAACATGGCCCGGTTGTACGTAACGTTTTCAGAAGTATGTGGGATTAATCCAAATACTTTTTTAAATACGGGCTCTCTATCTAAAAAACAATCAACAGATACTGCAACACGCCTTGGCGTCTCGTTACTTAAATCCCCTCCCTGCAAGTTGCTAAACCTCTATGTATCCGTATTTAACTACAAAATTCCTAAAAGATTCTGGAGACTCAGTAGCGGCCTCTGTTTCTTTAGAAGTTGCGCGAGAAGAAACTTTAAGTGGGTAAGTACCATTGTTTTCATCTGCACGGGTTTCAACAAGACGTACATGCTTGCACATCTTACGTGTTTCATACCCTGGGCAATTACAGCGAATACCCTCTTCATTAGTGTTTACTTGAACTTCAAAAACCCCGCGTGGGGACAAGAAGAATTGTATTGTGCGCCATTCAGCATCTAACATTAATTTCTCCTTCATTTCCGACGATCTCCCTCCATAGATATTACATTTATTGGTAAGAATGCTTCGTGAGCAAAACTTTCCATTGCTTCACCATACACCTCGCCCCAATTTTTTAGTGGAACATTTGTTGTAACGATTGTTGGTAAACCTGCGTTGTACCGTGAGCGTAGCACAGCGTCAAAGGTGTTTTCAGCCCACCCTGTTGCTGTCCTATGTTCTTTGCCTAAATCATCTATCACTAAAATATTTACGCTGTTGTTTCCTGCATCCCCAAAAACTCCTTCCATAAGACTAGCTTCTGGGCCGTCTTCTTTCCAAGAGCGTTGTTGAATACGAAGCAACTTTGGGTAGTCTACAAAAAGACCTGGACGTTTTGCAAACGACTCGGTTGAACCCCAAAGTGCTGGGTCCGCTTTCCGCATGACTTCCTGCAGTACCACACTAGCAAGAGTGGTCTTCCCGTGTCCTGGCTTGCCTACGAGTAGAAGTCCTAGCCCACACTTTGCTGATCCCCTGGCTTTAAGTATCTTGCCGGAAAGCACTAAATCTAGCCAAGTCTCTACAGACTCTTTTACCTCTCCTTGGTAGGAACCTAGGTCATCTAAGGTTTTACCTATAAACCGCTCGGGTATACTGGCAGCGTTTATTTGACTGCGTATAGATGGACGCAAATCCTGTAAGTCGTACACTAGTCCTCCAATAATTTCAGCATCTTAGCCTGATGGGCTAGAAATGCGTCGTCTTCGTACTCTACTTCAACGTCTTTAGAATAGATCCCGTGGACGGTCGGATAATAGGCTATAAACCTACGCCACATAGGCTGCCCTATGCCAACCTCACGTGTCAAGCGAGGATCGCTGAAAAAGGCCCTCATGGCCCTTAAAAGGGCATTCCTGGCTACTCCGTCGCCTACCATCTTGTTAATCCAGGAAGCTAGGCTCTTGGCGTTGACTTGGCTAGGGGCATAGTCATCTAATTCCTTGAATAAATCATAGAACTCGGCCACTAGGTCAGGGGTAGACCAAGATTCTTCTGGCTTCTCTTTGCGGAGCATGGTTTCCGGTACTGCTGCAAACTGGGCTTTTTTGTACTTGGCCTTACGTAGTTCGCGCTTATCCACAGGATCATCAATCTTGCCTACGGCACCTGAGTCTGAGTCGTCTATACGTTGGCGTTTAACCTTTGGTTGTTCTGGCTCATCTAATCCTGGCCAAGGCATAATTACATACTCCTCTTCAATTTCGGGCTTGCCCGAGGTGTTAATAGGACTTAATTTATTAAGTCCTATTAATACTTTAGAGCTATTAGCTATATAGTCGGTTCCTCTATATAGATCGCCTGGAAACCCGCCGCGGTTAACCAGGCCCTGGTTTACCGTTACTGGTTCACTGACGGTTGCATAATCAATAGCATATTGTCCAGCACTCGTACGAAAACGGGTCTTGGTTATGTATCCAGCAGAAATCAATTCATTCATGGCTGTGCGTATAGCGTCACGTCCCTCGGGAACAAGTGAGTACACTTCAGAAGCAGGCAGAACTTTGCCATGTGCAACAAATAGGCCATAAAGACCCCTGGCGCGAAGAGATAAGTTCGCGTCAGTTAACGGTGTGGGATCTATCAACCCTCATCACAGCCCTCCAATAGTTCTTACAGTGGCGGTATCCGCCTAGGTAGACCCCTTACAATACGTGGGTCACGACTTTCTACCAAATTTAGTATAGACATAGAAGCAGCAGTTCCTGCAAATGCACTGCCTAAGGCAGTAAATACTATCAGTCCCAAATCATGTTGGACTGTAAAATACGCTCCCAACATGGACACTGTAAACGCAAAAAGTCCGCGCCACTTTCTAAGTGAGAATAGTAACTCCTCTACGACTGTTAGCGCAAATGCAGTAGCCAAAGAGGTAATAAGTAATGCTGTCATGCCCAAACCTTACACTAAACTTGACGGAAAATTACACGGTCAAACAAGATTGTATTTGTAGTAGTTCTACTAGTTGGCGTGTACCTTAAACTGATAGTAGCATACGCAGCATCTACTGGAGAAACTACTTCAGGAACTGCGCAGTAGTTCCATCTATCACGTTTAGTTATTGGGAAAGATTGAGAAAACGAACTGTCAGCCTCAGTTGGTGCTCCATTTAATTTAGTCCAATTTATCTGAAGAGCTATAGTTCCTGCATCTGCCAATGCAGTAATACTTGCGGCTGCAGATAACAAATACGGGGTAGATCCAAATACAGAAACGTTTTCTTGATAAATTCCAAAGTTAGTTTCAGAAACAGTTGAATTTTCAACTTTTACCCAACTGGTGCCCAAAGAAGGAGTATCAGCTGCAATAGCTAAGCCATTGCCAACAATGGCTCTTGTAAGAACCGTGTTAGCACTATTTCCATAGGACTTCCAACCAAAAAGGCTATTTTCAAAGGAAGAAGACTTTAATAATGATGAGAAAATTTCAGGTACTTCAGGAGTAGGCTCACCAATTTGTATAGACCAGCTAGATCCTAAAGGAATATAGTTAGTAATTGTTTTTGCTAATCTATTAATCTTAGTTGCTCTTCTAGAGAAGTAGTAGCTTCTACCGCCACCTATTAACTCACGCCGTGAAGCGTAAAAATTGTCTGAAGTATTTGTTGGGTTTACTAACTGCAGTGTGTATGTATCTGAAGGGTCAACAAATGGAGAGGGTGTCCTACCAAATTCTGCCTGAACTCCATCTACATACCAGTTGCTGCTAGCTCCTGAATAGGAAATAGTTACAGTACTGTTTGGAGTTGTAGTTGTTGGCTTACTTACTACCCCTACTACGTGAATTCTATTCCAAGCGGTCATGGCTGGAAGAACAAAAGAATTGCTATAATTTCCTATAGAAATCGTGTAAGTTCCCGCGCTTCCGTATACGTAAGCGGATGCCACTATGTCTTCACCGCCATATGGAAAAGCAGCAACTGTTGCTCCGGAGTCTGGTGTTAAACGTGAAGGGTAGTAAAAAGTAGTTCTTGCGCTGTTATTTATTCCTGAAGGAACAACTTTTAAAACGTAAGTGCCAAACTTTGAAGGTATTGATTCAGACGAAGCAGTTACTGAAGACAATGTTGCCGTAGTACCTGTCCATCCTGTAGTGCTTGCGGAAGCAAAACTTGGATTAGATATAAAGTTTGAATGCTCTTTAGTTTCCCAACCAAGATCAACAGAAGTTGCGTGCTCATCCAAAATTGGATTTGCTGGGTAAGGTGCACCATTTCCTTGAAAATACGGACGTAATGAGTCTCCTTGCTCAAGCAGGCAAGCATCAACCCAAAACTGACTACCAATTGCTGGGTCTGTAAAAATTATTGCCATTTTTGCAATAGGCACTCCGCCATCACGTACAAGCTCAGGTGATTGTGTTGTAACTGAGATTCTTGTAAAGCCGGTACTACTTAGCGTAATTTCTTGACTATACGCAGTATGAGGAGCCGAAGTACCTTGATCGTTATAGTAAAATTCTAAACCGTCTTTAGCTATAGATATTTGATCTGTAGCGTTTAAAGGAGAAGAAAATTCTATGTATAGTTTAGCTTTTTTACCGGCGGTAGAGGATTTTACATAGGCGCTAAAAATATAGTCGGTGCTAGCTTTAAGAGGAATCCAGTCAGATGCTAAACCAGCAGATGTAGCAGTAGCTGTTAGCTTGCAACTTACGCCTCCAAAATAAGACGTAGAACTGTCGGAAATTACTGAAGCATTGGTTGGAAACCAGCCACCAAGTCCGTCATCAAATCCAGGATTTGGAAGGTAATTTGTTCTAAGTCCATCTAGCTCAACTTTTATAGTTCTAGAGTCTTCATAAGTTCCTAAACCGGCTCCGTAGTTAGAATTTCCAACAAGTCCAGGAAATACGTTAAAGGATAGGTAATCTACAATTACAGGGCTGCCAGACGTAGTTTGCCCGTTTATTGTAAATGACGGAAGAGCGTACACTGCATTTGATGGTGCAGTTATGTTTTTATCAAGAGCTGTCGCTGATGAAAAACGATACCATGTTCTTGGAGTTACTGTTGTAGATGCAATAACTGTGTTTTTGCTTGTTGATGAAGAAATTAAAGTACCAGATTTGTTGTACCAAGAAATTACAGCATCTACAGAAACAGTGTTAGTGCCAGATGATAAAGCTTGTGCGTACCCTGTAAATGAGTACACCGTTCCAGCCTCTACAGGTATTCCAATAGTAGTTACATTTCCTGACATAACTACTGGAATTGAATTATTACCGGACAACGCGGCAAACCCAATACCTCTAACAGGAAATGTAGTATCTGCAAGAACTTCTGTAGGTGGTGTAAGAGTTAAAGAAAAATCAGCTAATGAATTTGCATATTTACGAGCAGATATAGTTCTTGTGGTAGTCCATCTACCTACTGATTCTTCAAACGAAGAGTCATTGTAGTCAAGCATTAAATTGTTGCCTTGCAGTACTCTTGACCCATAATGGGTAAGAGCAGTCGTATAGATTTTTAAACCTAAAGAAGATCCTTTTAGGGAATTTATAATGTTTCCTGAACGATACAGAGCTCTGTGGTAGCTGTCACCAAGGCTTGGTTCGTACTCAAATCCTAAGCCAACAACAGCTTCTGGTAAGAAAGAGTGAGGAAAAAATCTGTAATCACTCATGTTGTTAATTACAGAAACTCTTTGTCTTAAAAAGTCGTAGTGATACCCTAATCCTTGTAAGAAATACCAAAGATCTGTATCAGTATCAGGTTCTCCAGCAGCATCTCCAAATGAACCGGTTGAGTTAGTCCATACACCTGGAAGAGATCTTGCAAGTTTTAAAGTAGTAGCATCATTATTTCTGTCAACAACTATAGCGTCGGCTGAACCACAGAAAAGCCAGTCAGTGTCATTAAATACCCAAAAAGAATATGTAACTTCTACTCCGGCTGGAAAAATATTTTCTATATCAACATGTGTTAGTTTTGCGCCCATTGGAAAAGCTTGACCAGTTACTACTACACCCTCGTTTGGATTATCTGGGGCTCCGCCAATTGTTTTTACAATTTTCCAATACGTAAGAGCACTGTCCCCAACAGTAGGGGTTACAACTTCCCAAGAAAGATTATGAGTTCTGTAGTCGGGTTGGAATACGGATATGTTTGAGTTGTAGATAACTCTGTTAGCTTCTACTTCACCGTATTTTCTAGTGCCGTACTTGGCAAAGCCGTACTTGGCCATATGTTACTCCAACCCTATTAAACTATTTATTTCCCTCGCGGATGTGTTGGTTAAATTCACCAGACAACTTTGCCACGTCGTCACCAATCTTAGTGACTCTATCTTCAATTTTCAGCACAGTTTTAGATACATTATTAACAGCTTCACGTATGCCGCCACCATTTGGACCAAATTGATTTTCAATACGGTTCAACTTACTATCTAAAAGCATAGTCTTTGTACATAGTTCTTCTTGTCTTGCGTCTATTTTTTTCCAAATTTTGTAAATTCCAAAAGAGGCCGCCGCAAATGCTGATATAATCTGTACTAGTGCGCTACTTGTATTGATGTCCATGATACTACATCCCAGCAAGAAGTAGAGGGCTAACAAGGTTAGCTACCGACTGCGCCACTGCTGAGGTTGCAGTTACCAGTCCTTGATACGCTGTATTAGACGAAGATGCGTATAGAACTTGATCGGTATTTACAAAAGGTATGCCGTCTTTTGTTAGCTTAAAGCCTGGAGTTGTACCGTTTGTAGTTTCAAGCAGATTTGAGTTATTGCCCGAAGCTTTTGTTAGTGTTAGTGGAACTCCAGAAGATACAGATATAACGCTGCTAAGGTCTTTACGAACATAGGGAGCGCCAGTTACGCCATTAAGTAAACCGCGTTCAATATTCTTAAGTCTTTCATTAACGCTAGTTTGAGTAGAAGCTAACGAATGCGCCGTAGCATCATAGGAAGTGCTTAAAATTTGAGGGGTTATTCCTAAAGTTGGAGATCCTGACAAAACTGTTTGTACTGATAAAAGCTCAGTTTGCAAACTATTTACGTCATTTGCAAAAATTGTTGTAAAAAGATCAACTTTGTCTGTAAAACTAGCTAAACTACCGGGGTATGCAGCAGGCATCTATCTATCTCCATAATGTAATTAAAACCCTCATTTATATGATCTATGATAATTAAGTATAAGTCCCTTTAAAACAAGGCTTACTAAACAATGCCGCCAGTTACATTAATAACTAAATTGGTTGCTTCTAAATATGGTATTTCATCAATATCCATAGTTATGTTATTAACTGCAGGTGTCCCACCCTCACGGTAAAGTTTGTCTATATCTACCTGTAATACCCCAGGAATTGCCATAAGAGTGGCAATAATTTCAGACTGAGTTACATTGCTTCCAAACCCATAACTAGCAAAAGAAAAAAGTCCAGTATTTATATCTAATATTGCTCTAGCAGCGGCAATTTTAATGTCTCTTTGTTTATAAGCTTCATCAATTACCAAATCTACTTCTAACTCAAGTCCTACATACTCAGGAGGTGAAATAGTTATTGTTGTATTTGCAGGAGATCTTTCCTGTAAAACACTGCGTACGTTACTTGCAAGTAGAGACCATGCGGCTGTAGGTTGACCTAGTACAAGACCAGGAGTTGCTGAATAATCATTGTCTGGCTGTAAATAAAGATTTACACTTGTATATACGGATGAACTAGCAGAAGTTCTATAAGTTCCTGGAACAGTCAATGCAAGTTGTTCATAATCAGATAAAGTCACACAGCGGTTTCTAGTATTTAAAGCCCTAGTTAAGTTTCTTCTAATCATTTCTAAATTTTCGCCGTCAGCTCCACCAAAAGCTGGGTCGTCATTAGTAACAGCTAAATATGAAGGAGGACTAGCAAGGCCAGGAATAAACTCAATAGTGGTAATTTGCTTTGCTGGAATGTTTCCGTAAGAGCCCGTACTTGACCGATATACTACTGAAATAGGTTCGCCACTTTCAGGTATCTGGCCATTAATGCCATCTCCAAACAAAATAGTAGTGGAGTTATCAGCATTAAGCCTTGTTGAAAAAATTTTATCATTAGGTCCATACGGAGCCATGTTAGGTACGTAATTCCATTTTCTAAAAGAAGCGCCTTGCCCAACATAAACAAATACTGATCCATCAACTACACCGCCTGCAGATATAGTTTTTTCAAGGTAAGCAAATCCATTTGAAGTACCTAAACTGACTGGAAGAACTTTATAGGTTAAAGGATCTCTATTATCTGCAGTAGAAGTGCTTCCTTCAATTGCTGGAATATCTATGGATGCTCCCGGAGCAAGTTGAGATACTGATTGAAGAGTTTCGTAATAAGCTTCAGTAAAAAGTCCTTGGGCTAGGTACCCAACTGCTTGCGTTCCTACAGGGATATCTACGTACTGCGTAGTAGAATTATTTTTAAACGTTAACAATACTCTTGCTGGAGTTGGGCCTGAAGGCTTGTATCCAATGGTTTCTGCAAAATTTAAAAGGCTTCTCTTTTGAGTAGCAGTTCTAATAGTAGCTTCGTTTGCCGCACGATCAATGTAATAAGAGGTTAGGTCTCCCATATATGCAAAAGACTCTACAAGAGCTAGGGTAAAATCAGCAGTATCATCAGCGTTCCACTGAGGCACTCTTGCTTGTACAACTTTAATTAATTCAGTTCTTAAACTGTCGTAATCTCTAGCTGTGTAATTAACTTGTACCATTAGATAATGTCTCCTATTACAGTTCCGTCGTTTAGTAGGTTTTTGCTGTTTACAGCGACAGTATTAATTGTTCCATCTGGGAAAGAAACCAGGATTTCTACAACAGAGGAACCACTATAGTCTATATCTCCAACAGTTACGGAAACAATGCTTAATGTAGGTAAAAATTGGGCAACTGCTCTATTTATGGATTCTTTTACGGAATCTGAATAAATTTGTCCACTTTCATACAGAGCTCTAGATATATCTGTTCCATAAGTAGGCCTCATTACTCTTTGATAAACCTGCGTTGAAAGTATTGTCATTAATCTATCTAAATAGATTTTATTTGTATCTGAAGTAGTTATGATTCTTCCTAGTGGATCGAATCTAAACGGGTGTTCAACAGCTATCATAGTTTTATTCCTATCCAAACCGGGTACTCAGTTTCCCCATTTTCAAACATTACCCATACATTTTTACCAAGAGCTGGTATTAATGTTGCAGACACGGGCGCTGCAACATTTGCTGGAAATATCCCCGGAACAGCGTCAATAGCGCTCGATCCATTTATTTGAGGGATAACTAATGAAAGTCTACCTTTACGTTCTGTATCTACATTACCTACAACCGTAGCTCGGTATATTCCGTAAAATCTAGTATTTCCCTCAGGGTCCATATTAAAATCTGTATAGTTATTGTTCATTAGTTATACGACTCCTGAACCCAATTGTCCTCAAGATCGGCACCTGTAAAATCGGGGATTGTAATTTCAAAAGGATCTCTATTGTAGACAACTCCTTCAAAAGGATCTAAAGAAGCCTCATATGTTTCTGCATCTAAAGCTTCTATAAATTGAAACACAGGGTTATTACTATCTAAAATTTCATATTGTTCTGGAGTTACTACATCAAATTCAATAGATTCTACAAAAAAATCACCCGTGTTGTCGTTAGTAACTTCAAGAAACATATCATTTTCAGAAAACATTTCAGAAATAACTTCAGAATCTACTATAAAATCAGCATTAGCTATGTCTTTTACAGGAGAACTTACAGGCGTGTTTAAAAGTTTTTCATTAGATCCTAAAGAAACTCTCATACTGTAAGGAAATTCCTTTTTAAAAGTGTGGGTAACTGCCATTACAACCCAAACGCCATCCATATTGTCAGTAAGTCCTACTAATCTTATTGGGTCGTAGGGACTAAGGGGTATAAACCCCATGAGTAAAGCGGTTGCTTTATAAGGGTACTTTGCCGCAATAGTTAGTGCAGTTGCAAGTTCTTTTGCGCCAGACTTGTCGGCAACTACTTTATGAACAACTTTTGTTGTGGCGACTTTCTTTTTTTTACTTCTTACTTTACCCCTTTTACTCATTTATAAAACCATCCACAGTAGTTGCGTCTACTACGCCATAAGTTTCTTGCCAGTCATCTGGTACCAACACAGTGTTTGTAGTTTCGTCAGAGTAGCTCTCTATTTCAAAATCATTAACGCCAAATTCTTGCTCAATAAATCCAGAACCTTCTGCAGTGCCATCATCTGGTACATCTACAGATACGGATGAATCCCCTTGAGATGTTTCTGGAGAATGTCTAGAAACTGAAGAGGTAAAGCTAACAAGTGTTTGTTTAGAGGCAATACCCATTGGAGCTAAGTCGTAATGTACAAACGTAGGGGCAGAAGCCTTTTTCTTTTCAATTATTTTATCTTGATCTTGAAAAATAATAGTTGAATTTTCGGCTCTAAGAGCAAATCCAGTATCGTTTGCTAATTGTCTAAGTATCTGCCAATAAGTTTTTCCGCCTTGGGAAAGGTTTTTATATTTCTTACCACTAGGTGTTGCAAGAACTTTAAATTTAAATTTTTTCCCAATTCTTTTGACAATTTTGTCAGCAGTTAAATTTTTATACACTGTTTTACTTGTACCTTTTAGTTTAGAAGATACTCCAATACAGGTTATTCTTGTGAAATTATTAGCAGTTGTAGTGTTGTTTTCAATGGTGTGTATGTTTCCAACAAAGGTTCTAGTACGTTTTCCATCTGTCCATGTAAATTTAACTGGGTCATTTTTAAGAGGAGGTCTTCTTGCACCTACAGGTATGTGCCTTTGTAAAGCACCTTTATATACAATAATGAGCATGTCATGGTTAGCTGCACTTTGAACTAACTCAACACCTGCTTCAAATATGTTAAATTTAGGTGTTTTTGGGTAACTAACTCTAAAAGTTATTGGGCGCTCTAAAGACCCAGCTATTCCGGGGCTACTGTACCCAGTTCCAAGTTCACTAACCATTAGGGATCCTAATAAGAGTGCCTGCAGGGATATTAAATGGATCAGCAATTTCAGGGTTAATGTCCATGATTAATGACCAAGCTTGAGGGTATCCAAAAAATATAAAACCTAAGTTATCAATACGATCAGCGTCACTAAATGAGTACATAGTGTAGCTATTAAAAACAGGTCCGGAAAATTTTCTTAATACAAATGTTGTAGGAGATTTGTAATGCCCATCAGTTACTTGACCAAATCTTCCATCTGAGTATCTTGATCCTGAAGAAATCATTATGGGTTCGCTCCCGGCGCCGTGTCTGTTGGTGCACCCTTGTATAGAGGTACCTTTCCATCTCCGTATCTATCCTTGTACCACGAGTCATCCGTTGAGTATGAAGGAGCAGGAATACGCATAAACGAAATGCTAACTTCGGTAACAACAGGCACCATATCAGGAGTAAACATTAGGTGATTAACTCCAAGGCCTGAGATAATACCTTTGTATCTCATTTGATTATTTAACCTAACCCACACAGGAATTCCACTTAAGTAGCCAAAATCTGCTGTAGCAAAGTCCATGGTTGGGCTTTTTGAAGGTTCTCCGTTTATAACTCTGTATAAAAATTCTAAGTCATATTCTGTGCCTCGTGTAACAATTCCTAAGATATCGTCCTTAGTCAAAGCTCTTCCCGTGTACCCTTTATTTACACCGCTAGTAGAAATTACTGAGGCGGACCCCTGTGCATTCCTAACAAGAGGGGCTAACTGTGCAACATCTACAGTTCTATTTAAAAATAAGTTAATTGAAAATGTTTGAGTACCTATTAACGCGTTAGATATGTCATTAAGGTTAGTCCAGTCAGTATTAGCATCTGCAGTATTTTGATGAGAAATTGAATTAGGGTTAAACATAAATTGAAATCCCCAAAGGTTTTTTCTAAGTTTTTTCTTAGTACCTTCAAAAGCTGTATCTAAATCTTGATAGAAATAGCCACGTCTGTTTGCTTTTTGCATACTCAAAATTTTTGCACTATCGGCAGACTTACTTACTTGATAGTTTGCAAAAGCTATTGGTGAAACAGATCTAGTAATGTTATGCGGTGGCGGATTAAATTTACCAAACCCATTGGTAACTTCTTGAAGAGTAAGAATTGATTGAGGAGGGATGGCTATAGTAGCCGGCTGGTCTCTGCCTACGCCAAGTTCACTATACTTTGTTGAGTTAACGCCTCGTCTGGCGTTACCTTCACTTCTTTCGCTAACAGTATCAGAAGGTTTTGATGCGCCAAATCTTACGTATCCCCCATCATCTACGTATGAGGTCCAACCACCTTCTGGAAACGGTACTAAAGGATCTAATGGGTCTGACATTACTTAGCCACCTTAGTTTGATGCAATAGTGTTAACACGAAGATCCCTTTCAAGTATTTTCTTTACATCTCTTGCTAGACGTATGGCGTCTTCAGTGTTGCCCTTAGAGACAGTAACATTCATATTAATAGTTATGCCTTGTCCACCTGAAACTCCTATAGAAGATCCCATTCCTCCTGAAGGAGCGCCCATATCTCCACCATGAGCTAAGCTTGATGTACCACCTGTACTGGTCATAGTAAATCCAGTATTGCCTACAGAAAATTGTGGGGTAGCTCCCGCAGTACCAGTAGATCCTCCAGGAATGTTTGTTGTGGGTTCATCTTTTCCAGAAACAAAATCCTTTATAGAGTCTACAACTCCGCCTACTTTATCTTTAACATTTTCGATAAATCCTGATACGCCTGATCCGCCACCGTTTCCAACGATACTCCCACTTAAGTAATTTTTTGGATCAACAGGGTTATTTCTACCTTTTCTAATTTCAAAGTGTAAATGGGGTCCCATAGATGCGCCACTACCTGATTGTCCTGATAAAGCAATCTGATCTCCGGCTTTTACTTTTTGACCAGGACGAACAGTGTATGAAGAAAGGTGGGCATACATACTTTGAAAACCACCATGATCAATTAAAACTCTAGTTCCATAAGGCTCATTGCTTGGATCAGCGCCTACTTCTTTAACTACGCCGTCTTGAATAGACTTAACTGGAGTTCCCTTACGTACACCCCAGTCAGTTCCAGTATGGTAGCCCTTCCATTTCCAGTAGGTATTGTTTTTAGGTTTTTGACCGTATCTTGCTGTAATAGGTCCACTTGCAGGAGAAACAGAGCTAGGACCACTGTCACCACCAAAATTACTGTTAGTAGATTCGGTGTACCCTTTGTATGCGCCGTAAGCCGTTCCAAGAACTGCACCTATTCCGGCCCCAACTGCGTTACCAATACCTGGAACTACGGTTCCAATCATCATTCCCGCACCGGCGCCTTTAAGGGCGTACTCACCGGCTCTTGCAGCTGTCATTCCAACTCTATTTGTAGTTTCGCTGTGTTTACCGGCTTCTCTATTCTTTATGTAATCAAATCCCATGCCCGCAACTGCTCCTACTGCAGCAAGTCCTAGACCTTTAACAGTAGGGCTTTTAAGTAAGGACTTGCCAGAAGTCATTAGTCCTTTAAATCCTTTTGGTGCTGCGGCTCCTCCAGCTCCTCCAGATCCCCCGTAACCTCCACCAGAAGCCAAATCTTCTATTGAAAGACCACCACCACCGGATCCGCCACTTATACCAAGTTGTTTTAGAATATCATCAGTAATTTTTTCTGAAATTTTGCTTTGTATGTTTGCCCCAACTTGGCCAGCTACATTGCCTCCGGCTGCAAATAGGGTAGCGCCAGTATTACCAGCAGTAGGTAGGGTATCCAAAAAACCTTTAAGTTTTGCAAATCCTTCTGCAACCGGCCCAATAGATTGAGCAAGTGCTGAAAAACCATTATTAACTGCAGTCGTAGCATCCAGAGCTGCTCCAAAACCACCGACAAGACCCTTACCAGTTACCTGAAGTTTTTTAACCTCACTTTGTTGGTAGTCGTACATCTTTCTCATAGGATCGTCTTCAGGAAGTTTAAGAATGTTATTCTTAACATTCTCTGGATCCATATTTAGTTGTTTTCCGCCATTTTTTGCTTGGAATACAAGGCTGGTAGCTAAAGAATTAAACAGTTCTTGGTTTCCACCAGCTGCTGCCATAACAGATTTATAAGCTTTGCTATTTGGATTAAAAACTTGAGCGGCTTGTTCTGCAGTTACTGGTCTGCTGCCGTACATGCGTCGGTAAAGATCGCTTGCAATAGCTGAAGGATCTCTTAAATCTCCAGAACTAGTACGAGCATTAATACCTACTCGAAGCATATTCATACCATTTATAGAGCCAAAACCAGAAGCAGTCTGCTCATTAGACTGACCGGTCATAACACTAAAGCCGGCAGTTTGGCCCATAATATTGCCGTATGACCCCATGGTTGGAAGAATACCTCTGGAAGTTAAAATAGCTGCAGAAGCTTGGGCAGACTGAGCTCCCGTGGTACCGCCCGCTAATAAAGCATTGCTAGAACTAATTAAGTTGGTAGCAGACATGCCAGATATAGATGCAACACCTTGTGCCGTAATTCTTTGGGATACAGCATCAATGGTATTTGGCATCATGCCGTATGCATACCCAGCTACAGAAGCTGCAATTCCAGCGGCTCCCACACCTTTTTCAAAGTTTGTTCTAGGAAGAAGTTGATCAAGTTTAGCCTGAGCAACTCTGAGAGATGCATCTACATCAGTAGAGAAAAGACTAGTACCGCTCCCACCTATGCCTCCGCCCATTGATGTAGACGCACCGCCTACGCCTTTAATTCCACCAAGGCCTTTAACAATGTTATCTACTGATTTCTCAATAGATTTAATAATTCCTTCAAATTTTGAGGCTGAAGCGGTAGCGTCATCTATGGACTTGGAAACTCTTCCATTACTCATAGCGCCAGATGAACTAGGCATTGACTACTCCTCTATCTATATTCAAGCGAGATGCGGCTCTATGTAGCCACATTTTTCGCTCTCTATGACTTAAATTTTTTATATCCGATAAGGACCATCCGGTGTAGACGATACTTATTGCTTCATACGAATAAACAAGGAATTGGTAGAATTCAAAGTTATAGACGAAACAGATCCGCTAATGTAAGCGGTATCGGGACCTCCGACCCGCAAGCAACACAGTTTTTAACAATGCTGCTAAGGTCTGGGCCAGGATTTTTATCTGCCAATTCCTTAAGAATAGTACGACGATCTTGCATACCTAGTTGTTTTACCTGCTTTGGGTTTAAAACAGGAGCTCCATTTATAAGCGAAACGCACTCTTCAAGTAAAATTGAGTCAAGCTCTGCAACAGTCTTGTTGGTAGCCAAAGCCAATTTCTTTTGAGTTTTGCCATCAGGTAAGTCAACGGTGACTTCCCCAATTTTGCAAGCAATGTTAATAGATGTTTCAGAAGGATCTTCAAGTTTTAAAACTTTTACATCTTCTTCTAGATCTACCAAGTATGTTTGCTTTTCTTCACAAGTTGGGCAAGGCCCATCTAGTGAAATTTCTTTACCAAGAGTAGCAATTCTAATCTTTAATAGAAGGTACTCACGGTCACCGGCTAAAAGTTCATCTAAAACTTCTGAGCTAGCGTTTTTTTCTCCAATTTTTACAACTCCGCGTTTAAGAATCTCTAAAAGACCTCTACCGTAATCATTGATCTTTGAGAGTGCTTCTTCGTCAATACCGTTTAATTCACGAATTTCAGCAGTAGATATATGCTCTCCGTTAAACGAATCGTAAATTCCAGCTAGTAAATCTACGTTTCCGGATGGAGGAGGGATTACTTCCATAGCCAGTGGTTCTTGAACAACTGGTTGAGTAGTAATCCCTGCCTCTTCCTCGGACATGGACAAAGCTGCTTCGATAAGCTGCTGTGCCAAAGCTGGGTTTTCTGATGCACTAATTGTTGTTGTTGTTTCTTGATTTTCCATATTGTGCTCCCCTTAAAGGATTAGTATGTAAACTTTGTGGCTGAGGTTCTAAAGTTATCTGCGTAAGTTACGTCAAAACCTTCATGAACTACAGTCATGCCTTCAACCATAATGCCAGAACCACCGGCAGACAAGTCACCATATACAAGGCTTGAAATCCAAGCATTGTAAATACGGAATCTCATAGATGTATGCAAAGAATACGGAGTAGTTGCCTGAGTTCCGTTTGATCCTGTGTACTGTGATGGGTTTGGATGGCTAAGTACAGATACGTCAATGTTGCAACGGAAATCTGCACCTGGCTTACCAACAGTGGTCTGGTTTGAGTAATTGGTGGCGCCAATTACAGCAAAAAGACTGCGCATCCAGTTGTGGTTTGAACGTGCGCCTATGGTTTGACCTCGTGTAAAGGAAATTGGTGTAAACGCCGCTTGACCTGGCATGTAGTGCATAGTGGTGTTGTAACCACCTTCACGATATGCAATAGGGTCAATTGAAACGCCAAAACCGGACACGTTGGTAAAGCCCATAGACCTTTTAGTGCTAGTGGTATTTGTTGCAAAACCAGTAGCATCGTGAGGTAGGAACTCTACCAAGAACCGAAAGTTACGGATTGGATCCGTAGCTATCGTTCCTTGTGGGTGAATAATTGGGCCTGTCATTTTGTATATTTCTCCTTAACTAGCCCTGGGTCACAGACGCATCGCCGGTGATTTGGCCAATAGTGATTTGAATAAATTCAGCTGGGTACTCAAGAGCTACACCAACCTCAATGTTTACAAGACCATTCTCAATATCTGATTGGCTTGTTGTTTCTGAATCAACCTTCACGTAGAAAGCCTGCGTAGGGTTAGTGCCTCTTAGGCCACCTTGTTGCCAGTAAACGTTAAGGAAGTTACTTAGGGATGAAGAAAGCTGATTCCACAGACCTTCGTCATTGTTCTCAAATACAGCAAATTGGCTACGATCGCGCAATTCTTTTTGAATGTAGATAAGATTACGGCGAATATTGATGTAAACATTAGGCCTAGTATTAGTTAAAGTACGTCCACCCATAATTACAATTCCTGAGCCTGGAGTAATGCGAATAGCATTTACTGCTGCAGATGCACTGTTTAAAGTGTCTAATTCAGAGTTAGTTAAGCGCTTTTCCAAACCAACTACGCCAGCTAAACGAGTTCCAAAACCGGCTGGGGTTTTAAATACACCGTATGCTGCATCGGTAGCTTGGTACTGACCAAGTACTGCACCGCCAGGAGCGACAGTTGTTGTAGCAGTTCTAACAGAACGGCTATTGTCTGGTATTACTAACCATGGGTAGTAAATAGCTCCGTTAGTACGGTTGCTTCCAAGACCTGCAGCTTGTGAAACTGCACTTGCTACGTCAGAACCAGCACGTGTATCAATAATGGCAAAACCATCTCCGCGTGCAGAGCAGTAACTTAACAAAGCCGTATTTGCACTTGTGTATTCACCTAAAGTAAGACCAGCTGCATCTGGCAAATTAAACAAAGTTGGAATGTCAATTGAATCAAAATCAGCAAAAGTACTTCCAATTGCAGCAGAAGTTATAGCTGCTCCATTTGCTCCGGTACTTAGAGAAACAAGGGTACCTGCTACAGGAACTGTAGTAAGTAGCGCGTCTACAGTGATGTAGGCCGAAGAGTTGTTAATAACTGATTCAATAAATCTAGCATCTGTAGTAGTCATGCTAAGGTCTACATGCTGCTCTAAAAGATTTGAACGAACACCAGTTCCAACAGCAAGAGGGGCACCGTATACAAGTAAGTTAAAACGTGAACCAGTAGTTGCTACAATTTCAACGGCAATTTCATTGCCCCATGTTCCAACATTGTTAGCTGTGACGGTCAATGCATTAGCGTTACTTACATCTCTAAGTGTTGTAGTAGCAGCCACTGCGTTAGCTCCAACTACTCTTCTAATGTAGACGTCACGTCCACCATTAGAGAAAAATAGGTAAGCAGCTACAGTGGTGGGGAATGTGTAGTCAAGTCCTCCAAAAGTCTTTGTAAATTCTGACCATGTGGATATGAATGTTGGGGTTGTTGGGCCTTTAGGCAAAGCACCAATAAGTGCTGCTACTGCCTCAGACCGACTTGCAGGCGAAATAAATTCCTGAACGATATTTTCCTTCAGGTATACGCCGGGGCGACCGTATGTAGTCATCCTTAAAACTCCTTAAGTTAGTTTTTAATCTTGTGGGTCCGTATTTTATGCAGGTAGTGTTACTGATTTGTTTATTACAAGTGATGTAGATATAGATATATTGGCTACATTTACTGCAGCTGCTATCTGAGTAGATAGTAGTTCTGAATTTACACGAATAGAGAATACATTTACAAACAGTCTTTTACCCTGTTCAGTAGTATCTCTTTTTGTATACCCAAGAAGTTCAACTCTTCGTAAAGTGTTGTCTTCTGGAATTTCTAAAGTACCATACCTAAATGGCAAAATGTTGTACAAAATATTGGAAATTATTTGACGATCATGCAAAGGTTGACGAGAATAACTTGTCACCTGGTAGTCAATATCTACCGGTATAGGCAGTTCTGTGAAGTACTTGCCATCAACATCTTCACCTTCTGGCGTGTATGGGAGATACCCAAAACCTCTGTTATTACGGTCTTTTGCTTCAGAGATGTCAACAAGATCAAGAGTTAAATAGGGGTAAGATTGGTCTCTAATTTCAATATCAGGTTGTCCAAACCAAACCCCTACTGGGCGTGTGGAATTTTTTGCATCACTTACGGTAATTCCAGCAAGTTTAGCTTTGATTGCTTTATCTTCATTAAGTAGGAACGGCATTAAAATACCTCCCAATTATCTAGAAGAGTACCCATCATTGAATCAAACTCATCTGAAGTTTCGTCTAGACGGTTTAAGAATCTACGCAGCACAGGGTTTGGAGGGGTTCCTTGGGTACCAAATTCAACGTCAAAAATTTTTGACTCTAGATGTTGAGGGTAATCCATTGAAAAACGGCCCTCTTTGTCATGAAGTATGTTAAGAGTTCTAGACAGCTCTGTAGGCCAGCCACTTGAGTATGCTTCAGAACGGAGCTTAGAAGTGGCTTTTTTGGCTGTAGTACGGGCTATTGTGTCTACTGCTTTTACTATTTGATCAGTTGTTGCCATTATTTACTCTTTAGCAGCAATGAGGTTGAAAGCCAACCTGCCGCTAAAGATTTCAAATTGATCTTGTCTAGTCCCATAACGCCATCGACAAACTCTCGTCGGTCAGCATCTGACTCTTGTCTGGCCAATCTTTCGGCTAGATACAACATAGCAATTCCTCTTCTTGAGGGGCAGTAATTCAGCAGGTTCCGGCTAAGCCGGCGTCACTACTGAATTTACCGCTATTTCCCTCGATAGTCTTGGTTAACTACTTCTTTTTAGCAGCCTTTTTAGCAGGAGCTTTTTTAGCTGAACATGAGCATTTTGCCTTGCCACAAGTCTTGCACTTGGACATAGAAGGGCAGGCACACTTTGCTTTCTTACACTTTTTACACATTACTTTTTACCTGGTTTCTTTTTAGTAGTTTTCTTAGCAAATTTTTTATTAGCAGCAGCAACAGTCTTTTGTCCGTGCTTATTTTTTGGGGCTCCACAGCCGCAGGTTGTGCACATTTACTTGCCTTTCTTATGAGGGTTGTCTTTATGCCAGTTCTTAGTAGCTTTAACCCCAGCCTTAACGGTTTTGGCTCCAGCTTTTTTAGTTAAATTAATCTTGTCGTACTTGCCATTTTCCTTAGCAGATCCAGCATGGTTTACTACAACGTCACCGTCTTTTTCTTTGTAGACGCGGTGAACTTTGCCAGAAACCTTAAGAGTGGCAGGAGTTTCCCTTTTTTTAGCAGCCATTACTTCTTCTTTTTCTTGGCAGCATTCATGTTATCTACCAGATTAGGGTAGGGACGACCAGCAGCTTTAGCTTTTGCTTTAGCCATTGATTTTTTCTTAGGGGTAAGTTTCTTATCTTTTTTAGATGGGTCGGGAGTATCCCAAACTTCTTTTTTAGCCATTACTTTTTCTTACCCTTTACTTTATTAAGATTAGGGTTTTTTGCTTTAGCTGAAGCTGAAGCTTTTCTTGAAGATGATGCCAAAATAGCCCCCGCAGCTTTTTCAGATATGCCTTCTTTAGCTGCAATTTTTTTCTGCACAGCTTTAAAACCAGGATGTGCTTTTTTCTTTTCAGCCATTTATTGCTCCTTAATTTGCGTATTCAGCAAACTGACTATCATTGATAAGTTCTTCAGGGTTAATCTGAGAAGCATCTAATGTAAATAGAGTGTATTTACCATTCATTAAACCACGTGGGTAGAAATGTGTAGGCCTAAAAACCTCCCCGCGGTAAACAATTCGATCTTTAAGAAAACCGTCAGTGCCTGTAGGTAAAGTAGGAAGTAATTTCTCTACATCCTCCATGTTTATGGTAACTCTCAGAACGTCTGTGTTGTAGAAACCACGCTCATTCTGCATAGAAACACCTTGGAAAATCACGGCATTTACGCAAGGAAGTTCAAATGGAGGGAACCACAAGCGTCCACCATCTACAGAACCCACATCATAAACGTCGTCTACTTCAGTATCCGTTGGATCCCAACGCCACCAATCAATTACCTGGCCTACGGGTCTTCTTAAATCCTCTGTAATTCCAGACAGAATTGAACGACGTTCGTATGCCAAGTCAAATCGGCCACCCGGTTCTTTAGCTTTCATATTAAATCCTAACCGTTGGCCAAATGCCAGGTATTGTCACCATTAGAAATGTACACCAAAACACTGGGAACAGGTTCCCATTGATTACCTGTGTGTTTAGCAATCTGCACAGATTTCCAGTTACCATTGCCGTCAGAAATACCTACTCGACCGCCTAAAGTAGTAGCTGCGGTAGTAGCGGTTTGAGTACCGTCTCCGGCAGCATTTATTGCCCTAATTTGCACCCCGTACGACGTATTAGGCGATAGTCCTGGTATTACAAGTGGACTTGTAGCAGCAGCAGGGCTGCGAGTAGTAAATGTAGATCCGCCATTTACAGAATACTTATAATTTGTAATGTTGTCGCCGTTATTAGAGCCAGGAGTAAAAGCAACACTTAAAGAGTTTACTGTTGGGGTAATTGAATTAATTGTTGGGGCAAAAGGTATGCCAAATGGCGTAACTGTATTAGATGTTCCTGTAGCGCCTTCACCGGCAGCATTTGTTTGATACATAGTAACTGTAACTGGGGTGCCGTTTGTTAAATTTGTAATTGTAAATGGACTAGCAGGAGCTGCAATTAAGGTTCCACCGTTAACTCTGTAATACGTAGCAAGAATAGTACTTCCACCATTTGATCCCGCTGACCAAGTTACTGTAACAGACCCGCTACCTCTAACAAGAGATACGGTTGGTGCGCTAGGCACAGCGCGTGGGGTAGTCGATGCAGACCCAGGTGTTCCAGCACCAACGTCGTTTACTGCTCTTACATAAACTGTGTAAGATGTGCCATTTGTAAGCCCTGTAATTGTAAATGGACTAGCAGGGGCAGCTGTCCAAGCGCCAGCTGTTGAGTTAACTTGGTATTGATAACCAGTAATACTAGACCCACCGTCGTACGGTGTAGAATACGTTACAGAAATTGACGCATTAAGCGGTGTTACAGATACACTCGGAGTATTAGGAACTGTAGGAACATATAGGGTGCCAGTTGTATCAAAAGCGCTATTACCCGCAGCGTTGTAAGAATATGCTCCAACAAAGTAAGCCCCCCCATTAGCCAGGCCAGTCCATGTGTGAGAACCTGTTGCTGTAGTTTTGTTTTCTGGGGCTCTATAGTCTCCAACAGCATAATCGTACAAATATAAATCTACGGAAGTAATAGTTCCGCGACCATTTGTAGTGGTATAGCTAGCTGTTACGCTACGAATGCCAGCTGAAGCAGTAACATCAACTGTTGGGGTAGTCATAGTAGTAGCAGAGGCTGCACTAGATTTTGAAGTGCTATTACCAACGGCGTTGTAGGCTTCAATAGCATACGAATAAGCTGTATTGTTTGCAAGCCCGGTATCTGCGTAAGTAGTGGCTGATCTAGTAGTTAATGCACTGCCGTCACGGTAAATTCTGTAGTTTGTAGTAATACCACCATCGTCAGTTGAAGCCGTCCATGAAAGATCAATTCTTCCAGCAACAGTTGTAGAAGCAGTAGCGCTCAAGCCAGTTGGTGCGTTAGGTATAGTAGCCGGTCGTGCTGGAATAGCAGAAGTTACAGAAACAGTAGGATTGGTTCCGTCATCCCAATAATGCCCAGTTAATTCTGCAGTAAAAACTACGTTTCCTGGACTTGTGTGGTATGAATCAGCGGCATAAGTGTGTGTATACGTTTTATTGTTAAATCGTCGTGTTTGTGTTCCAGTTCCTTCATTATTTGTATAATTTGTAGCAGCACCAAGATTTGCGCTATAAGTTAATGTTTGGGTATCACCAGTGTGTTTGAACTGATTTTCTGTCCAAATATCTATACTTGCTGATACTGCTGAAGAAGTGTGAGTAGGTGTTGCCCAAGTTACTTCAATGCCAACGCGCATACCATTTTCGCTGGCTTGCCCAATGTTACCGTATCTCCATGTACCCCATGAAATAGCCATGACTACGTTACGTTAATCCAGATGTCTCCGGCTGCAGCACCGGAGGGTGCGGTTGTATCTACGTACACTTTACGGTTATTAATTCTTAAAGCACCGCTATCTACTAAAACATTTCCGGTAAAAGTTGCACCTGCAAGCGCGGCTTTAGCAGCTAAATCAGTTGTAAGGTTAGTAACCTGCGACTGAAGTAATGTAGGTACATCTCCGGCTGCTAAATTAGTTCCGGAAGTAACACGGCCTTTAGCATCAGTAGTTACTTTTGTGTAAGTTCCGGCAGTACCAGCAGCTGCAAGGGTTGGATTAGGATAAGTTCCAGTTAAATCTCCACCGGCTGGACCTGTTGGATTACGTGAGTCTCCAAGGCGACTATCATTTCCTAGTACTACTTGAGTAGAAGATGCGTTACCAGAAGTAGGGGCGTCTTTAGTTGATGCTGTACCTAAACCAAAAACAGTACTACCAGTTAGTACGTACTTACCACCAATGTATAGATCAATACCATTTAAGGTTATTTTTGGAACACTTTCACCATTGTAACGAATACTCATTAGGCATCCAATTCGGTGCCAAAAAGGCCAAACGCTACTCCTGCGCCATCTGCTGATACGGCAATTCTGTTGCCTGCAGCAAGGGTAATTCCAAGTGTGTAAGAGATAGTGCTATTAGCAGGTGAGGTAGTGTTTCTAACAAGGTAGTTTTTAGCAGCAATAGCGTCACCATCAGCATTTCTTACTGAGATACTAAATGTACGGTCAGAAGTTGTGGTGTTGCATACAGTAATTGTGGACACAATTGCCTGCAAGCTGGTACCTGGCTTGTACACATCAATTGAGCTTGAGTCAGCAGTAGCAACTTGACCTAGAATTTTGTAGCTTGTAGCCATATTTAAGTTGGCCTTTCATAAATTGGTCTAGTTAAAATGTACTTGTTTAACAGCCTTTGGTCAGGCTGAACCCTCGTAGTATCTAAGATTATCTATTAACCGTTGGTTTGTGGGGCTAAGTTCAACAGCCTTTTTTCCATAGGTAACGGCATCTGTAAAACTACCTAAGTTCCAGCTAGCTATAGCTGCGAGATCCCAAGGAATTTCGCCCCAAGCATTCTCTTCACATAGATAGTCTAAAGGTTTATCTGTAACCTCTAGAGCTTTTAAACTAGCTTCAAGACACTTTTGCCATTCTTTATTCTCATAGTAATACTGAGACAAAGCTACTAAATTTTCCCTACGATGCGATTCTTTATTAGCTTTTAATAACCATTCTTCAGCATTTTCAGGCTCACATTTAGCAAGATACCTCATTGATGAAGCACGCTCTGGAGGCCAAACAGCTCGGGGCAAACTTAAATGACGTTTAAATTCTTCCGCAGCTTCTTGATTCATTTGGTTAAAGAATAACTCTCTAGCGTAATAATAAGTATTACGATCATCACTTGGATCTTCATCCACAGCCATCTTAAGCATGGGGTAGTACTGAGCTCGGCTTTTAGTTTCATCTGGGTGGTGGTGGATCTCAAGACCCGTCCAGTGTTGAACTTCGGGTATTGAGTAAGCCATAATTACTTCATGTACTGGGTGTTTCCACCGGTATCCAGTACGGGCATGGATCTTATCGCCACCGTACTGAAGGCCCGGTGAGCCATCAGGCTTCCAGGACCAAGTGTACTTATATCGCGGACGAGTAGTTCCTTCTGGAACTTTTTCTAATTCTTCTCGCCATCCCGGCAAAAGAATTTCGTCCATGTCTAAAGCAATACAGTAATCAATGTCTAATGGAATAGCTGCAAGAGCAGAATTACGAGCGTCGTCAAAACGCCATGGTTTAATTCCAACACAAACAACATGTATGCCAAGAGACTTAGCAAGCTCAACAGTACGATCATTAGAACCAGTATCAGCAATAAGGAGATAATCAGCTTCTTTGGCTGAGTTGTACCATTTTTCAACAAATTGTTCCTCATTTAATGCAATTGTATAAACTGCTACCCTCATAGTTACTCTTAGGTTCCAACTCTTAAAAATGCAATTGGAGCATTTCCCGTGAGGCTATTAAAACTTGTAACGGTAGCTGGCAAAGCACCTGTTATAAGAGATCCATTAAAATACGCAACTTCTACAGATGTTGAGGTAGTACTAGACATCCTTTGTACTCCAAATCCAATTGACGTTGAACTTGCAAGTCCTAGCCAAGTAGAGCTTCCAGTTTGCATACAAAATGCAAGCCAGTACCAACCTGGTGTAAGACTTTGACTTATAGTAGATGTAAATGAAGTATTACTTGCAGTAAAATTAACCGATGCAGTACCGACAACAAGAGTGCTAGGTCTGCCCCCATTGTCGGTATATATTCCTAGCCTCATTGTTCCATTAGTTGTAACAGTTCCAGTTGTAGCGCCAATTCTATTAAAAGATGTTGTTACACCTACATAGAACGGTGTAAAATATAAGTAGGATGTAGTAGCTGGTGAGTCAGTTCGTAGTGGAAGTGCAGTTCGGTAATTCTCACCAGTTACAAATGGTAAAAATGCACCAGCACCTTGTGGCCCAGTTACACCTGTCGCACCAGTAGCACCAGTTGGTCCAGTAGGACCCGTAGGGCCTCCAGATGGACCAGTAGGGCCAGTCACAGTAGATGCTGGGCCCATAGGGCCAGTTGCGCCCGTAGGTCCTGTTGGACCTGTTGGGCCCGTAGGGCCTCCAGCTGGGCCAGTAGGACCTATATCACCAGCATATGATGCAGTTACAAAATAGGTGTTGCCATTTGTAAGTTGAAGTGGGGTAAGACTTGTTCCACCTATGTAATTAACCTCAAGAGTATAATTAGAAGTACCATACTCTCCACCTAGAACATTAAATACTGAAATTTGAGTTCCAGTAGAATTTGTAAAAGTTAAAGTTGATTTACTAACTTCATTTGATGAAGCAATAAGTCTATTAATCCAATCAATAAAGTAGTTACCATTAGCATCATAATTGTTAAACGCTAACGAAGTAATGCTATTCAGATTGGCGGTATTAAATGTAAATTTGCCAGCTGCAGGAGTTCCATTAGGAGTATTGTCGTATACCCATTTAAATGGAGAAGGATCACCTTTAGCTCCAGTAGGGCCTGTGACGGTAGACGCTGCTCCGATAGGGCCCGTAGGACCAGTTTCACCTCTAGGACCAGTTTCGCCTCTAGGTCCGGTAACTGTACTTGGTGCTCCAATTGGACCTGTTGGGCCAGTGGAGCCGGTAGGTCCAGTTACAGTGCTTGGGGCTCCGGTTGGACCTGTTGGGCCCGTAGGGCCAGTTGAACCGGTAGGACCAGTCACGCTAGACGCTGGGCCGGTAGGTCCTGTAGGACCTGTTGGGCCACCAGCTTCTCCACCGGGACCTTGTGGACCAGTAGCTCCGGTAGGGCCAGTAGGGCCACCAGCTGGACCAGCAGCACCTTGTGGACCAGTTGGACCAGTTGGGCCCGTAACTGTGCTAGCAGCTCCAGTTGGGCCCGTTTCACCTGCTGCACCGGTAGGTCCGGTAGGTCCAATAACTTGAGTAGTTACAACTACATCCCAAGCATAACCTGTCCATTTCCAAGTGCGCTCGCCTACGGTAAATGTTTGATTTACTGTAGGTGAGTTTGGAAAATCAATTGCTGGCATTACTTTATACCTCTATTTAGTAGTTTTTTAAAGATAATAGTTTTACTCATTATACGCCTATAATCTTGAAATTTGCACCTTATTCTAGCCATTATTGTCTCTTGTTTTACTTGTCATTGTTAATTCATCCTTATGTTGAAAGACCGATAGTGTTGCTATAAGCTGAATTTCCAATAGCGTTTGTATGGTAGACATTAAAATAAGTAGTATCATTATTTTCATAATCTACAACCATATAAATTGGTCCCCAACTCTCACCATTAGGATAGGATTGTGTAGAAGTAGAAACGTACGGACCATCGGTTCTTACTAATGTACTGCTTGTAATTGGACTTCCATTATTATTGGTATACGGAGAAGATATAAACCATACTGTATATACGCCATTAATGTTATCATTTTCATCATATGTGTATTCTGTGTATCCGCCAGAAGAACTAATAGTTGGAGCGTCTGGAACAGAGGCAGAAGAAGGAGTTGTTGCACTTGCAGATGCAGTTGGACCCTCACCAGCAGAGTTATTAGCAGCAACTGTGTATGAATAGTTTGTAGAACCAGCCAATCCACTATCGCTAAATGAAGTATTTGGAGGATAAGTAGTGTAAATTATTGATCCATTTCTTCTAACTGTGTAACTGCTAATTGAAGCACCACCATTGCTAGATGGCGCACTCCAACTTAGAGTAATAGCACTGGAGCTGGTTGCAGTTGCAGTAAATGACTGTGGTGCAGAAGGCACATTTGCAAGAGTTGTTCTGCTTATTGAAGCAGTAGGCCCATCACCAATTGAGTTAGTTGCTAAGACGGTATACGAATAACTTGTAGCAAAAGACAATCCAGTATCATTAAAAGATGTATTAGGCCCTGTGTAGATTGTTGTAGCACCGCGTTTTAATGTATAACTTGTAATAGTTGCGCCACCATTACTTACAGGCGCTGCCCAACTTAAGTTAATTTGCGTAGAACTTGCTGCGGTAGCAGTAAATGACTGTGGAGCAGTAGCAACTGATACAACATCTTCTGTGTAATCCCAGACAGCTCCACTGTAAATTCTCATTGGTGCGTCAACCCACGCAGTTCCATTGTATCTTTTTGCGTAAAATGGAGCCCACTCTTGTCCATAAGATTCTGAGTCAATGCGAAGTTTATACCTACCCCCGTGAGTAAATGAGGTTGTACTAAATTGATTGGGACCCCCAGCAACTGGGTCATACGAATACCAAGTTGTTGTTGTAAAAGGACTAGTTCCAATTTCGTTAACTGCTCTTACGTAGACGGTGTAATAAGTAGTTTTGGTTAATCCAGATATCGTAAGTTGTCCACTTACAGGTAGACCAGCTGAAACCCAGTTTGATGTACTATTTAAAGAATACTCGTATCTAGTAATTGCACTTCCATTTGCAGTAGCTCCTACATATAAAATTACACTGAATGTAGAACTTGATTTTGAAGAAAAAGTTGATATAGCGTATGTACTTGAGTAAACATTGCTAGGAGCAGTAGCTTGAGCTGTTACATTTACAGTAGCTGTTGGGCCATCTCCACCAGGTGCTACAGCGCGAACACTATATGTATAATTAGCTCCAGGAGATACACTAGAATCAGAAAAATATCTAGTGCTACCGTCAGAAGTGTCGCCAATAAGACCAATATCATTTCTAAAAATTCTGTAATAGGTTACATTGCCTGGAGCAGAAGATGGAGCGTCCCATGTTAAATAAATATAACCTGAAAATGCAGTTGCAGCTAAGTTTTGAGGGGCAGTTGGGGGTGTGTAAAAAGTACTTGTAAAAACAATATCTGGAATACCTACGGAGGTTGCAGCAAAAGATATTGTTACTGTTATTGTATATGTTCCTGGATTGGCGTACGCTGCAGTTTTTGTTATTTGTAAAGCAGACGTTGCAAAGTTTCTAGAAGCTGCAATAGTTGCAGTTTGATTAGTAGAACCATCTCCCCAGTTAATAGTTATGGTTTTAGCAAGCGTTCCATTTTGACCAGCAAAAGTAATTCTAGGTTGGGAGGTGTTTGGTGAGTCAACAGAACGGGAGATATTTCCAGCCTCATACAAGTCATATGTTGCTGTTCCAACTAATCTTCTAAAAAATCCTGCAGTACCAGAGTTAGTCAAATTATTTGGCGCAGATCCAAAAGTATTTCCAGTTCTAGTTGTATTATTTCCTTCTACAACATCCCAAGCAGTTGGGGCTGATAGATTTCTTGAGTAACCAACATATACAGTTTGACCAGTAGCAACATATCTGTCTGAGATGTCAAAAGTTCTTGCACTAAAAGGAGGAGACTGATCTGCTCCTGTAGCTGTTGTTCCAGATGAAGTTATTGAGTTACCAATGCTATTCCATATGTTTCCAAAGAGACTTGAAGTGGTAGTGTTGCCAGAGCATTGAATTGTTAATGATGTAAAAATTACACCTTCATATCCACCACTTGTATCAATAACTTCATTTACGTTTCCAGAACTATTTTGTAAAACAATAGACGAACCCATTGCATATGGCGATTGATTAGCTGCACGAGAATTAAAAAACCCACCACTAGCAGTACCAAGAGTTATTACTGCCACTACAAATCATCTCCAATATAATTTGGTGATGTTGGGTCATTAACAATATCTTCTAAAACAACTTCATCTGATGGATCTGGAAATTCAACAGGAGTAAAAATATTTGATGCAATTTCATGAGTTAAAATCCAAATATCGCCATTGTCATTAAAGGTTACTTTACCATCACCGTTAATTTTATCGGTGCAAGGGCAACAATTGGTGCAGCATAAACCATTGTATGAATGGCACAGGTACTCTGTGTGTGGATTGTAACAAGTTTTGCAATAAAAAATCTGTAACATTGCTATACCTGAATCCAGAGATCTCCGTCAGACATACCAGTTGGGGTGGTACTTGAAATGTAAAGTTTTCTAGTTCCAAATTGTATTCCACTAAGGCCTGAAACGTTAAGTGGGAAAGTAGAAGTTCCAGTAAAAGTAGGTCCAGCAAGTGGTGCTAAACCAGTAACTGCTCCAGTAGCGCCATTAACTGAGGTAACGCCAGTAATAGCACCAGTAGCTCCATTAAAGGAAGAAACGTAACCTGTTGGAATAGCCCCAGTAGGGCCTGTTGGGCCCGTAGGGCCAGTTGAACCGGTAGGTCCGGTAACTGTACTTGCGGCGCCAGTAGGGCCGGTAGGGCCCGTAACTGTGCTAGCAGCTCCAGTTGGGCCCGTTGGACCTGTGTCGCCTTGGTAACCTTGTGGTCCTGTTGGTCCTGTAAATCCTTGAATACCCTGGGGACCAGTAGGGCCAGTAATTCCTTGTTGACCAGTTGGGCCTGTAGGGCCGGTAGCCCCTGGTGATCCTGTAGGGCCCGTTACAGTGCTATCGGCGCCAGTAGGGCCCGTTGGGCCCGTTGGGCCCGTAGAACCTGTTAATCCAGTTGGCCCAGTTGCGCCAGTAGCCCCAGTAGGTCCTATTGGCCCTACGTTACCAACGGAAATAATAACAAAAAGCAATGGATGGTTACTAGCAAAGTTTGTTGTTCCAGTCCCAGCAGAATCTAGTAAAGTAACTGGAAATAAATCCCAAGTTGCGTTGTAGGTTGGCGTTCCCGATACTTCCCACTTTTGATAGTTAGCGGCGTTATTTTTATCTTGAATAACCAAAACATCATGCTGACTTATTAAGTCAAGAAATACGCTGTCGTCTTGACCGTCTGCATCTAAGTGATTTACTCGCAATGCCGTAGAGTTTATTTGAGTTGAGTTATCCCAACCAAGTTGATTTGCAGTTGGATCGCCACTTGTCGTGTTTGTTCTAGCGTTGTAATGGTAATGTGATGAACTATCGCCTGAAGCACCTTGCGGCCCGGTTGCGCCAACAGGTCCAGTTGCGCCTGTACTACCCGTAGCGCCAGTTGGTCCAGTATTACCGGTTGGGCCTGTAGGGCCCGTTACAGTGCTATCGGCGCCAGTAGGGCCCGTTGGGCCAGTAACTGTACTTGGGGCTCCTGTAGGGCCCGTAGGTCCAGTATCACCTGTTAAACCTGTTGGTCCAGTATCGCCTTGGTAGCCACGTGGCCCTGTTGGTCCTACATTTCCTTGTTGACCTGTAGGACCAGTTGGACCAACGCCACCAGTTAGGCCCGTAGGGCCAGTATCGCCTTGGGGACCGGTTGCGCCGCTAGCTCCAGTAGGACCAGTTACCGTAGAATCTGCGCCAGTAGGGCCCGTTGGGCCCGTCACAGTGCTAGCGGCTCCTGTAGGTCCGGTGTTACCCGTTGGTCCAATGTTTCCAACAGGACCAGTTGCCCCAGTAGCTCCAGTTGATCCAGTTGGGCCCGTTGCTCCAATGCCACCGGTTAAGCCCGTAGGTCCAGTGCTTCCTTTAGCTGCAAGTAAATCCCAGTAACCTTCTGGACCACCAGGCACGTAGCCAGAAGAGGTGTAAACATTCCTATACCAAAGTTGCCCACCGTATGTAACAACGGCTCCCTCACCGTAAATTATTCCGTTATTGTACTCTCCAAGATAATCCCATAGAGCATCGGCTCCAGTTGGACCCGTAGGTCCTTGTAGACCTTCATTTCCTTCTACACCTTGTGGTCCTGTCGGACCTGTTGGACCCGTAGGGCCTGTTGGGCCAGTAGAACCTGTAGGTCCAGTTACTGTTGACGCATCGCCTTGCGGTCCAGTCGGACCAGTTGCTCCTGCACTACCTGTAGATCCTGTCGGGCCAGTTGGTCCAATAACACCCTGAGATCCTGTGGCTCCAGTTGGTCCAGTTGAGCCTTGATCGCCCGTCGTTCCTTGAGGGCCCGTAGCGCCTGTCGCACCTGTCGCACCTATAACTCCTTGATTTCCTTGTGGACCGGTTGGTCCTGTTGGTCCTTGAATTCCTTGGGCTCCTGTTGGCCCAGTCGCTCCTGCAGCACCTTGTGATCCTGTAGCACCCGTTGGGCCCGCGACCCCTTCCGGACCTTGAGGACCTGTAGGCCCAGTGGAACCCGTCTGTCCTGTTGGTCCAACTTGCCCTGTTGCACCGGTAGCACCAGTAGCACCAGTAGGGCCAGGGACACCCTGCCCACCTGTTGGGCCAGTAATGCCCTGTGGTCCAGTTGGGCCTGTAACGCCTTGTTGTCCGGCTGGACCGGTAGGCCCTGTAACAAATGAATCCGCTCCTGTAGGTCCAGTAATGCCCTGTGGTCCAGTCGGACCAGTTGACCCAGTTGCGCCTGCAGCACCAGTTGGGCCAATACTTCCAGTTGGACCAGTAATGCCTTGTGCACCAGTAGGGCCAGTATTACCGGTTAAACCAATAGGTCCTGTAGGGCCCGTAGGTCCTAGGTAACTTGTAGATGTCTCTACCCAGTATCCGTCATAGCGAATGTACATTTGAGCGGTAGAGGCTTTAAACCAGGTGTCGCCAATAGATGGGTTAACAGGTTCAGTTTCTGAAACAGTGTAAGTTCCCTTACTTCCTGTTGGCCCTGTTGGCCCCAGGTAACTTGTAGATGTTTCTACCCAGAATCCATCGTATCTTAGATACATTTGAGCAGTAGAAGATTTAAACCAAGCATCACCAACCATTGGGTTAACAGGCTCGGTCTCTGAAACAGTGTAATTTCCTTTAGCCCCCGTAGGACCAGTTGGGCCAGTTGGGCCAGTTGGACCAGTTGGTCCTACTAAAGCGTCAGTACTTGACCAACTTCTTACACCTTGAGTACTTGAGGTTAATACATACCCATTGTTTGTAGGAACACCAAGATCAGGCTCCGTTTCAGATAGGCCAATAAAATTATGCCTGTCTGCAGATACCTCTGTAGGGGGTGTTTTTTTAACTCTACCTGATTTTATTTCAGCCATTGAGGGTTTCCAATATGCTAAGAATTATTTTTGCAGAGCCGTTTGCGCTTGCTGATGCCCTTACAGATTGTCCTGTTTCTAGTACTAATTTACCTGTTATGGCAGATGCCGAATCATTCCCTGGAATACTAAAATTATTTATTAGTTGAGTATTAATTCCATTAGCACGGTGAGAAACAGTTGCACTAACCGCAGTAGCAGTTATATTGCTAATTTGCGCCATAATAACAATGGAAGTAAAGCCGGCAGGAGCAATATAAATTTCTACATCAGATGTTGTTAACTCTGCGGTTCTAGTCTTAAATGTATTTAGTGCCATAGTTATTCCTTAACATCTAGGTTTATTAAAAGCTCATCTGAAGTAATATTAAACAACTTTTGAATTGCCTCATCAAAGGCGCAAGGGTCTTCTAGAGCTTCAGTATGGACTTTTGGATTTTTGTGAAAAATTTGAAAAGTAACTGCACGTAAAGATTTTTCTACAATTTCTGCTGTTTTGTCTTCATGAAGTAAAGTAATTTTATCTACTTCATTTTCAATAGATCTTTCAACAAAAGTTCTAAGCGCCCTTACAGTGGGTGAAGTAGTTTCTGGCATAGTTGCTGGGTCAAATTTTTTCATTATTAACTCTCAAGCGCTAAGATGTA